TTGACCTGATAATTTTGACCGCTATTTTCAATCAAAAATCCTGTTACTTTTGCATCTTCAAATTTTGTAGTAGTATCAACTTCAATATCAACTTTAGACGAAATATTAATTTTTGGAAAATAATCAAACAATTCTAATTTATTTTCTTCAAATACTATATTGGGATCATTTATTTCGTCGTTGGTTATAACTCCGTCTTTATTTTCATCCTCAACATCAAATAATAAAAAGTCACCATTTTCAAGTGTCAAAGCATTTGTGCTTTCGTTTGGAGTTCTTTCCACATCAATATCAACATTTTCAAATGGTGTTCTATATCGAACAACTCCAGTTGGAATATATGACTGTGTTGCAAATTGAGTTAAGTTCCAATTTTCTGGAACCGAATAGAATTTTGGACCCATGATGTATGGAAACTCTGGATTTCCTGCGGAATCTAAAGTAACGAAATATGCATACACACCGTCAGGAAATTCAGGAGTTTTGGTAAATCTACCGTTGTATTCATCTAAATATATTGCTAAACTATTAAATGTATATTCGTAATCCTCAACAAAAGTTCCTGCTGGATAGTCTACCAAGGAAGGACCTTCAATTCTATATGGGTTTGGATTTGTATTAACGTCATATACTAGATTAGTTCTTAATCTATAACTACTTTTAATTGGAACAATATTACTGCTTAATAGAGTTGGATCATTTAATCCATAAGGTCCATAAATCGGATGTCCATCGAAAGACCATCCAAGAATAGGTGAATGAACTACAGATTCTCGTTCTATAAGTTCCCCATTTATTAAATCTAAATTATCACCAAGAACATATCTGAGTTGTTTTGGATTGGAAATGTGTGCATATTCTCCACCAAATTGATTGTTAAATCCTTCAAATATAGATCCATTTGCATAGTCAAATGTAGTTTCCTCATTTAAATTGAATGTCCATTCATATATTTCGGACGAAAACTCAGCACCCTCACCAATAGATTCTAATCTAATTTGAGTAGTGCCAGAGGTATAACCAATACCTTTATTTAAAATTATAATTGAAGTTACTCTCCCCGCATCTGCTCCTTCTGTTGATATTATTGCCTTAGCAACGGCACCAAAACCATCTCCAGCAATTATTACCTTTGGAGCAGTGGTATACCCTGATCCAGCAGAAATGATAGCAATAGATGAGATTCTACCATTGCTTACGTATGCTTGAGCAGCTGCACCAGATCCACTACTCAATTTAATCGATGGTGGAGAAGTGTAGCTAGTTCCTGCATTGAGTATATTGACATCTTTGATTGGTCCTCTAATTACTGCCTTTGCAGAGGCACCAGATCCTCCTCCGCCAGTAATGGTAACAATTGGTTCTGAGGTATATCCAGATCCAGTGGTATTGACAAGTACTCTACTGACAATTCCATTTGTTATGATGGCAGTAGCAGAGGCACCAATTCCGTTTGAACCGTAAATTGATACTAATGGAGAACTTGTATACCCAGATCCTCCTGCTAGGACTTCAATATCAACTACAGAACCATCGACAACTACTTCCGCCTCTGCTCCAGATCCACCACCTCCGCTGAATGATAGAATTGGTGGTACAGATGCATCATATAATTTACCAGAATTTATGATATTGATATTTGTAACTGGACCAAACTGATAAGTTTTTTCTGACTTATAATTCCAAATTGATACCCCATTAACAAAGCTACCGATTGGTCCAGGAATCGTTGTTGTTTTTAATGAAATTGTGTTTGGAATTCTTGGAAACTTATATAATTTTCTTTGATTTCCTGGCAATAATGCAGTTCCTAAGAAAGGTCCAATTTTATAGTTTGGAATTCCAGAGGCAGCAACATATACTTCAGTAGTATTTAAAAATGAGTTTTGAATATTTGATGGGAATTTACTAATTGCAGTATTAATTGATAATGAATCACTTTTACCCCTATTCAAATCAATTGAAATCAAAATATTTCCTTGAGGATTTAATACCGCTGATTGTGGGAGAGTATACTTAAATACTGTAGCACTTTCTCTTGCCGTAACAAAAAACGAACCATTATATACAATCGGATTTGCTCCATATACCGTAACCTGGTCTCCAACCAAAAGCCCATGTGGATCAGTACAAGTCACTGTTGCAGTTTGATCGTTTACTCCACCAAAAGTTATACTTTGTACTTTTAGAAGTTTTTTAACATTATATAACCAACTGGTAACTAATTTTGAAGTATCATCAGTGCCTAATTTTGAAATTGATAGTTTATCACCAGATAGATAATAACTTCCATCATCAAGTAAAGTTGTTTTATTAGCATCAACAATTCCTAAAATTGATAATACAACTTCCCTTGATGTTCCTTTATTTGCATATACGTAGAAATTTGATGTGCAAATAGTTCCTGCATCCCAACTTTGTGGTGTCGTTCCATTAATTCCTCTTGTACATTCAATAAATTGTGTTAATGTTTTTTCTTTATAACGAATAATTTCATTACCAATAACAACTTCTCCATTTCTTTCTGGCCAACCAATAGTTGAATCAACATCAATGATTAAGGAGTTAGGATCTACAGATTCGATTAATCTGGATGAATATGGAATAATAAAATTTCCTTCAATAGTTTCTTCCGATACGATTAATTCATAAACATCAAAATCTGATGTTTGAATTGCGGTATAGTTTTCTACTAGTGCTTTTGCAGGTTGAACATTAAAATCAACAGCATCAGCAACTTGTTCTAAAACCGAATCTTTTAAATTAATGGGATCTCCAGAAATAATTCTTGCCCTTAAGATAGTATCTACAGACCAAGAGGATGCAGAAGGTTTAATCATCTGATCCTTTGGATAATTTACATCTACAGATGCCCCATAAAGCAATTTAAACAGATATTTTATAGAATATATTGTTCCCTTAGATGCATAAAAATCTTTGATTGTTGAAATTACATTTCCAATATTTAATGTATTTGTATCTAGATCTGGTAATCCTGGAAGATATTGTTCAACGATTCTATCTAGAATTTTTTTCAAAAATAGACTATCAACACTTTTTACGATCGATCCACTAGGATGAACTGCTGCTATTGATTGAGTCTCATCTTTAAATGTGATATTATTATCTGAATCATACCCAACTATTCCACTAGCTCCTCTAGCACAACCTATAAATTGCGATTTGACGTAATTTGATCCTGAGTTGACTATTTCAAAACCAGTAACTTCATCTTGACCAATTTCGCATGATGCTTTAGCTCCTGGTGGAGATGAAATATACACCTTTGGTGGAAACTCTGCAGAATAACCAGTTCCAAAATCGGTGATATTAATATCAATAATTTGACCATTAAAGATTGTTGCTACTGCTTTAGCACCACTTCCACCAATAGGATTGCCGACATTATCTTTCCTATCATCTACAACATAGACACTAGGTACATCGTCATAACCAAATCCACCAGTTAATAATTCGATACCAATAACTCTACCAAAATCATCAACTCCTACATCTAAAATTTGAGCTCCAGTTGGTTCAATAACTCTAGCTCTAGGTAAATTTGTAGTTGAATAACCTGTTCCCCCTGTTATAATTTGAATTGATTGAATAGAACCATTTGTATCTAATACTGCTCGTGCTAATGCTTGTATCCCAATTTCCGAAGGTGAAGGATCGATATAGATTTCTGGTGGTGTAGTATAACCCATCCCACCATCTAAAACTGGGATTGATTGTATAACTCCATTTAAAACAACAGGAACACCTAATTGACTTCCCGTTGGATTAACAAATTGAATTCTGGGAATAAAATCATACCCAGAACCACTACTATCTAAAGTTATTGCTGATATTCCGCCATCAGCATTTACGGTTGCTGATGCGAGAGCAGCAACACTTCCAGTTTGAGTTGGAGGTGTTATGACAACCAACGGTGGGTTTGATTGGGAATATCCTGTTCCAGATTCAATTAAAGTGATTGATCTAAGACCGCCAACTAGAGCTTTTGCTGTAGCATTTTGCCCTTCAGAACCAGAAATAGTTACTTTAGGAGTATTATCTAAAGTATATCCAGATCCACCATCATTTACAATAATTTTTGATAATTCTCCAGCATCATTAACTACTGAATATGCTTGAGCGCCAGATCCAACGGGATTTATAGCAGCATTAATATAACCTACGTAGACTGACTGTGTTGGAGCAACTTTAAAAATTATCGAATCTTCAAAGATACTATAATCTACAAAAGGTATTTTTAAATCATCATCAACAATAACTACTGTTAGTACTGTTGATGGTGGAAAATATGCCTGATTATTTTTCTTTAATTTAAAAATATATTTAGGAGGTTGTCCAACGCTAGGTAATGTCAAGGTATCCATGACATCAATAGTATTTTCACTAAAACCTTTCAGATACCTAATTTGCACATCATTAGAACTATCAGATAGATTGACAGGATCAAATGTTCTAGGAGCATTAGTAAATACAATTTGATCTTCTAGGAGAATAAAATCGATACCAGGCACTAAATAATCATTAAAAATTTTAACAAGTAGATGATCTGCCGATGAGGGAAATACAGGAGCATTGTTTAATCTTAATGGAAATGATGTTCTAGTTCCATTGAATAATAAATATGGATTAAATAATTCTACTAGTTTCTTTTCAAATTCTTGATATGATATTCCTGTAGATAAAATTACATTTGGAGATTTTTTCAATGATTCATAGTAAATTACTTCATTATTGATAATAATAGTTCCATTGGTATCTACAAAACCATCTGTATTTTCTACTTCTATTTCTGTTTCCGAATCTGTAATAGTATTAATTAATACAGTCTGCCCATCTAATTTTGTTAAATCATATTTAGATACATTAAAGTAGTCAGTTAAATTATTAACTATTCCTATAGGACCAGAAATTTTTTCCTGAGACCTGTAATATTGTGATAAGAATGTCTCAAATAGAGGACTGTTTTCTTTAATAAAATCAGGTAACTGATTCAGAACCGAAAGTGATACAGATGCCTTTTGCATTTCTTATTTGCTCTCTTTGTACTATTTAACAGACTTTTATACGAAACATGAGGAGAAAGTAGAGTCGCTTCCAACTGGACTTGTAAATGTAAACGTATCTGGAGTTGGAGAGAATGTAGTTGGATCTCCTGCACTGGAACCAGGCCCAGATTCTGGAATTGTACCACCAATGGTAATTGATGGAACTGGAATTGCGATAAGTGTTCCTGCAGGAGGAGTAATTGTATTGGGGTTTTTTGGTTTAATTGAGATTACTAAATTTGATGGACAGTTCCCATCTGGAGGGCAGATTGTCGTAATTGGTCCAACTTTAACCTTTCCATTTTCACAATCATAAGATCCAACATTAGTATTAGTAATAATTTTTTTATTATTTGATATGTAGTAACTTCTCAGATTGCCTGCACCGTCATCCTCTAAATATTGAGATTCGGAAATACCCTCGGTATAAAATTTAGAAGACTTTACAGTTTCACCAGAAGCGGAATCACAAGCACAATCCATAGCAAGACCAAAGTTTAAATTGTATGTTGTTGGGGAGGTTAGATCTTCATATGGAATTATTTTATAAGGAGTAACACCAAATTGCACGTCATTAATATTTGGATCTGAGTTTAGAATTATTTTTTCTAATTGTGATAATGATAAGGATTTTCCGAAATTTCCTAAATCTTGCCGATCACCAAAATCTTGAATTGCTGCAATAATTTTTTTCCTTATATCATCAGAAGTATTTTGGGTAAGAGTATCTCCAGACAACACACTTCTAAACGTTGTTGCTCCAACAAAGATCGATAGATTAACAAAAAATTCATCAGGATCTACAATTACCGTTTCTACCGAAGCCATAGCATATGGTCTTAACTTGGCAATCAATTCTTTTTTTGTTAAATTGTTTAGTTTATTCCCTGTTTCTGTTTTAATTGAAACTATAATTTTACCGTATACTGGAGGATCCAACAATTCCCCACCAAACGCATTTACATATTTTGTGTTAGGATAAATGTTTCTAATGATAGATTCATAGTCATTTGAAGTTACTGCTCTATTTTGAGCAGAGTAATAACGTGGAGCATTAAATTTTATAGATTTCAGTGTTTCTGCAGCTGCTCCTAATTGTGATTTATCATTTAAAGTTAGAGTTATATTAACTGGATCATTTCCATTTATATCTTGGATTTGACCAATAAATCCCATACTATTAATATTGTTAGCACTTGCTCCACTAGTCCTTACATATTCAAAATATACAACCTCGTTATCGATCAATTTTCTACCAATAACACCATCACCAAAAGTCAATTCATATCTTCTGTCTTCAACTTCATTTAAGAAAAATATTTTATCAGTTGACTCTACTAAAGTGATATTTTGTACTTTGTTGTACCTATCATATTGAGTTGATTGGAGATTGGGTCTTACATAAACTTTAAGAGTTTCTGTATCAACTTCATCATTTGGTATAATAAAATTTTGCTGAATGCTGGTGTTTACAATATATTGATATGATAGCAATGTGCCTTCATAAACTTTAAAGTTATCAAATATCGCAATACCACTAGATCTATTAACCGTAACAGTTTGATCATCCAAAACAACAAATGTATATGCTCTTCCATCTACACTTCCGCTGGCCACATCACCTTTAGATAATGTAACTGTGGATGGGTATGTTCCATCCACACCTAATTGTGTTTGAACCGTTAAAGTTATACATGCCTTTGCTGCTTGAACTGATCTTGGTAAATAATTTATTAATCTTGCTAAAGATGCAACATTATCTCTAATTGATGCACTATCTAAAAATAATTCGTTAATTGCCATATTGGCATTAAACGCACTATAGTACGTATTGTATGCCAGCACATC